AACGTCAATATAGAAAATACGGCGTTCTGGTGCTCTGGAGATTCTATAGATAACCAAAGAATCCTCAATCATTCTAAGTTGATTGAGTGCTTTGATTGCCTTGTGCATATAAGAAAGAACTGTATTCTTATTCCTATCTACAAGACCAGACGTGCAATAAGTTACTGCGTCCTTTGCAATTTTTACTGATTTTGATGCACCACGCGATGCTGCCATCGATGATGTTGGATAGTTAGGTGAAGGTGTATATTGAAAAAACTCTTCAAACTCTGGACCATTCGTAAGGTCCTCACCCTTATTGATTCTAACTACACCATTATCAAAAGTTTTATTTTGATTCTTCTTTTCTTGGCGGATATACTTGATCTTAAGTGGATCAATATATCTTAATTCTTGAATACCTGCTTGAGGATTTTTTAAATCAATAACTTTGAGGTAATATACTCTACCATCAATATACCAGTTACGAAATATCTCATGAGACTTTCTGTCAAAGTCCATGATCTCTTTGAGATATTTAAATTCTGCTCTAATAGTTTTTTTGAGTTTATCACTTGCATTGAGATTGGAAAGTTCAATCTCTACAGGCGAATCGTAAAGGTCACTAACGATTGCTTCATTAACAACATCTTCAATGGCACCATCACACTCAGGGTGTAATGCCATTTCTCTATATCTTTTAATTAAATCATGCTCTGTTCGATAGACACCTTCAATGTCAACGTATTGACCATAAAATCCACTGCTGATATAATTATCAACCCCGTCCTGATTAGTTTCAGGAACGGGGGAGATAACTGAAGGTGATTTATTCTGTTTATTGTCAATAGAAAAACCAAAAAGTTTGGCCATAATAAGTTAAACTGAGTCTTTTCCTTCTTCTATTTAGTTGATGTCTTCACCACCAGCATTTGTACCAGTGCCCTTAGTTGCTTCCCACCACTGAACTTGGAGTTCAACGGTGAATTCTTGGATACCCTGAGCATCATAAGAAAGTTCAATTGGTGATACCTGAGTTGGGAACACATCGTAGAAACGATAGGAACGAAGTGTCGATCCATCGCGATCCAACTGATAAACATAAGCATCAGATTGATAATCTGCTGGATTGACCAGACCAGTGTTATCAGATACTCTGTTGATAGTGTTCATCCAACGCTCAAAGGCAGAGCGGATGGAGAAATCAGTATCGTTCAGAACGGTAACGGTCCAAGAATCGAAGGTTCTATCACCTGCGATTTTTAGAACACGACCTCTGAATGGTACTTCAATCTGGGCAATGTTGGAGGCAGGCATATTTGCCCCCTTGACCAGGAATCTTGATTTCTCAAGAACTACAGAATCAGGTGCTGCTGCATCTGGGAACTGAAGTACGACTTCAAAGAGATTGGCGCGAGCGCCACCACCCGTTAACTTACTCTTGAAGTCGGTAATCTTTCTTAGTGGGGGTGGATTAATCTGATTTCTAGATGGCATTTGAGTTAACCTCTAATTGAATTAAACGGAGCCGATTACTTCTTCAAAAGCAACACCAGTTCTGGTGGCAATGAAGGTCAGACCGATGAAGTTGATCGATCTTGCGGGTTTGATAAAGATATCTGCAACAAACTCATTGTTGTCAATAACGGCAGCAGTGTTGTTTGTTTCATCACAGATAACAACATAATCTTGAATACCTCTCTTAGACTGAACGTCGCGGAGGAATGGTTCAACAATGTTCACGAAATTAGTTCTCGTGATTTCATCGTTGAATTCAAAGAGGAAGTCCTTAGCGGCAGCGGAAATTGCATCTTCCAGGAAGATAAACAATCTACGAACGTTGATACGATCAAATGCCGACGACTTACCAAATCCAGTCTTATCACCGAAGAGGATGATTCCTGCACCAGGTGAGAAGATTACTGGGTTGATTCTGTTGGTATACAGAATGTCTCTCTGCTTTCTACCAGGATTGTATGCAAGTTTAACTGCATTGAGGATTGCACCTCTTGAAGTTCCAGCAGGTGAGAACCAAGGGAACTGCTCAATATCAGTTCTGGCACAAGTACCAGCGATATCACCATTCAAAGGTACATAACGGAAAGTATCATTGAAGCGGTCGTACATATACTTGTAACCACTATCAAGCACACCGTATGTTGTTGAAGTGATAGGGGAGTAGAAACTTACTACATTATCTGTAATAGTGTCAATGTTGTTGACAGTTACAGTTCCAACTGTGTTATCACTTAAGAACGCTTGACGATATGGTGAAACGAATGCAACTGCATCCTTTCTTGCTTCTGCAACTGCAATACACTTATTAGCAAGTGCTTGTGCTTGCTCTTTAGGATAGTTTGCAGAACCCATCAGAACGAAGTCTACTTCATACTCTTCAGTATTCTCAAAAGCAGTGAGTCCAGTGATAATGTCATCTAAACCAGAGTTAAGAGCACCAGCAGTATTTGTGTTTGTCTTACCACCGTAGTTTAAACCACCAGCAAGAACTACATTGACTACACCAGAACCGCCAAAGTTTACGTTCTCTGCTTTCTGATCCCAACCGGTATCATCATCCAGTTCGTAAGTATGAGCACCATTGTCACTATGTGCAATAGTTGTAACTCCAACTGGTGCAGAACCACCAAAGATATACTCGGAGTTAGTATAGAGATACTTTCTCCAATAAGAAGGAGATCCTACAGAGAACTCAGCATCTTTTGCTTTGGAAAGGTTCAGATGCTTCTCAAGAATCGTACCTGCGTTTCCAGTAATATCACCCTTGTCATCAATGACAACAACGTGAACTTCATCAAATCTACCACCTCTTGCCTCTGCGAAAGCAGAAGTTCCTGGTTTATTTGCAATTGCATCCCACTCAAGAGATCCAGTATTCAGAGTAATGCTCTGATTTTCAAACCAGTCTTTTTCTCCAGTGTATGAAGTAGATCCAACAGATGCGTTAGAATCTGTGAATACGCTAATTACTCCAGTCTGTGGAAGTGCATAAACACCGTTTTGCTGATAGTCAACATTCTTTCTTGTTCCTGCAGCAGAAACGTGTTGGAGGAACTTAACTGAAACCGAATTGTTATCGGATCCAACTTCAGTGATCATTCCTTGGAAATAACCATCAAGGACAGAAGTTGTTCCTGCACCAGGCAATGTCAAACCAGCAGGTACATTAACAGAAACACCCATACCAACTTGGAATAAAGTTGGTCCGATTCCTGTGCCGACACCAGAAAGAATTTGGTCTGCTCTACCGTCAACGATTGCAACACGAATTCCGTTTGACCAAGATCCTGGATTTCTTGCAGCAACAGTTACATTTGTGATTGGGTTTTCGTCATAACCCAGTTGCTCATAGTGCTCAGTGCTCTTGATCATAACGCTGGCAGCGATGCCAACGAAACCATTTTTAAGACCTAAGTCACTAGCTCTTGAAACTCTTAGTGTACCGCCATAAGCAAGATAGGATGATGCAACCATCCAATGTTCGTAATGCTTATCGGTAGAATATGGTCTGCCGAAAGTGTCTAAGAGATCGTCTTCGTTTTCAATAAGTTGTGGAAGATCGACAGGTCCCTTGGCGAAAGGAGCAACAAGCGCCCCAATCGAACCAGAGACTGGGTCGACTCTTCCAATAGTTAAGTCAACTTCTCTTACTACAATTCCAGGAGATGCTAAATTTAGAGGCATCTTACGGTTCTCCTTGGTGCCAGAATTATCTGAAATTATTTATTAAAAAGACGCTTTTCAATGGGGAATCTAGCCGTGAAATTCACCAATCTGGATATTCCCAGTTAGCATTGCTTTTTTTAACTCTTGCCTTTGTACATTCTTTGCATTCATATGAATAAGAAGATGCAACAGGACCTCTATCTTTTCTTGTTCTATAATATCCGTCTACTAAATTTTTTATCTCACCACAAGTCCTACACTCTCTTTCATAGAGGAGGAGATGACCCAACTTTAACTGGTCATCTAAGTCCATTAATAATAGTCCCACATATAAGAACGATCACCATATTCATCAGCGTGCCAACGATCACCATCTTTATCTGTGAATGATCCTGTTATATCATTGATTCCATCATCCAGGAATCCAAATGGTGCCATATCTTGATCAATCTGATTTTTCTGTTCTTCGTAAATTCTCTTACGGATATCATTATCCGTCATCTCTTTGAAGTAGTCTTGTGCTACTAACCAAGCAAAAATAACAAGACACATCGCAAGGTCATCATTACAACCCTCTTCCGCTTCAAATGAGTTGTGTCTTTGGGCAAATGTAGTTAACTCAGAAATGATATCATAATCAAGTGTGAGTAATTTCATATCCTCAATTAGAGTTTTTAAATTGGAACAACCAAGTTTCTTTACTTGTGCAGTTGTTCTAACTCCCATTTGAGATTTTTTACCAGAGAAACCGTGACCAACAACTTGACCAGCACGACCTCTCATTGCTGCCATCAGCATATTTTCATATTCTAAATCGTAATGAAGAATATTTGCTACTTGTTCTCCAATATCATTGACTTCTACTAATACCCAAGCATCATTATAATTCTTTGCTGTCTGTTGGATAATATTTGGGAA